TAATAAACATTTTTACTTAAAGCAGAAATGTTCTTTTTAAGTCCTGCGTTAGATGAAACTAACAATCTGAATCTATCAATAGTTCCCCATTCAGAAGGCAATGCCTTAGATGGATTTGGGTATTTATGTGTAGGCCAGAAATACTGTAATTTACTTATATCTGAAACTAAATCAGTGTGTGTTAATGCAAAAAATGAATTAGGTAATGGTCCAGTACCAGTTGTATTTTTTGCATCTTGACCCATTGAAGTTGTAAAAGCATTAGATGACATTAAAGATTGAGAAACTTTTTGGAAATCTACTTCGGATAAACTTGTTGGATTATCTAGACCATTACCATTTGTACAGTTTACAACTGAAGTTGAAGTCATTAAATTATCACGTATCAATTCATCTTCTAATTGTCTCATTGTGATACCTAATTCTATAGTTGCACCATTTAAGACTCTATCTTGAGATGTAATTTCTACTTGTTCTTGTATCCCAACCCATTGTCCATACCAAGACACTGTTGCTGAAATATCAGTATTTGTATACACGGATGGTGGAATGCCATTTCCATCAGGAGAAAGTTTAACTTTATTAACTGGTATATGATTTCTTTTACGCATTATTAATGTTTTACTATTTTTTGTTGGTAAGCGTTTTTTCATTGCTGCTACGGAATAAATATTTGCAGCTATAGATGAAGCAAGAAGATTTTCATCATACCAAGCGTGAATTGGACCTGGTAAGGTCTTAGTTGTTAAGTATGCCATTTTAAAATCCTTAAATTGAAAATTAATTATTAACAATACAATTTAAGTTTGACGAGAACTCATTACGTCTGAGTTTGACGACTACTCGTTACGTCCTTTTTTTATAGTTAGCGAGGCTACTTACGCTAAAAACATTCTACCACAAAAAAAACTAGTAAAGATACAATCTTTATTGATTAGCCAAATCATACATTATTTGACGTCGTTTTGCTTTTGCATCTTCCGTAGAAACATCAGTAGAGAAAGTATTATCCTTCTTTTGAGATGTTACAGAATTAACTTGTCTTGGTTTATTTTGATTTCTTTGAAATTGCTCTTTATCTTGCTTAAAAGGATTATTTTTTTTCTTCACGATTCCCATTTCTGTTATAGCTGAATACATTGCTTCTACTTTTTCAGTAGAATAATCTTGATTCTCAATAGATTTAACCAAAGAAGGAGCTTTTGCTCTTAAAACCTCTATATTTTCACGTGTTATCACATTATCTACATCAGGACAAGAAGCTTTTACTTCTGCTTCTATGCGAATCTTCCACGATTCATGCTTAGAATCTTCAAGTTGTGCTTTAAGTTCTCGCATTTCATGCTTAACCTTAGCCAAGTCCTTAACTTCAACAAGCTCATCTGACTCTAAATCTGGATCAATATTTTCTTGCTTATTATTTGTATCTTGTTTAGAACTTGTTACATATTTTAATAAATCATCTTTAGATTTACGTTCTTGATATAGTTCTTGTTGTAACCTTTCTTTTTCTTCCCTTAAGCGCCTAAAATTTATTGTATCATTTGATTCTTTAGGTTGTTCCTCTTCTACTGTATCAACTTCTTCAATAACTTCGTCTGTGGCTTCTGGCTCTTCTGCTATTTCTTCTTCTATTTCTTCTTCGATTTCTTGAGCAGCAAAATAAGCTTTTTCATCTTCTAATATTTTGTTTCTTTTCTCTTGGTCTTCTATTGCGTTACCTTGAAAATCGTATTCCATTTATCCCCTTACAAAATAATATTGGTATTGTTAAATTTCATGTACTTTCTTTGTAATGTACCATCATAATAATCTAAAACATCTTGTCTCATTCTTTGTTCTTCTTCTGAACAAGATATTGGATACATTTTAATTGTTCTACATTTTGGCCTACTTGGCAAAGCCCAAAGAAATTCTACTTTATCATCAGCTGCTATATATCTATAAACAACTTGATCATAAAATGGTTCAGGACATGTTTTTCTTGGTTGGTGATGTGTAGTAAATACTGCATATATTCTTTCTCTTTTATTGCATACCTGTATAAAGAAATCACCATTTATACTTTTCTTACCTCTTTCAACCGCTATATCAAAATTATCTATTAATTCTTTTTCCATAGCTTTACGTAAATCAACTACACAAACAGGTTCTTGTTTCTTGTCTTTTAAATCCATAAAGTCTTGTCCCAATGTATTTCTAGTTGGGTCTAAGATACTTTTTACTTTATTATCATCTTCCATATTTTGCCTCTTTAATTAAATAGGTGGAAGTATTTGATCAAATACCCCCACCTATTAAGTCATACTTGTAAGGAGTAGACTGAAACTATTTTTTTTTCTTTTTAGAAATAATTGCCTTTTCTATCTTAGGCATAGCAGCAGCTATTCTTTGCTTTCTGGTTTTTAGTCTTGGCGATCTTTTGGCACCAGAGGCAAGTTCTTCTTCTCTAAACTTATGCATTGCCTTTTGCATTTCTTGTCTTGTCTTAGGCTTTTTTTTTAACTTTAACATACTAAATCCTTATAAAAAGAGATGGTACTAATTAGAAAGTAGGAGAACAAAAATAAGGTTTACGATAGCAATTATTGTTCTTAGTACCATCTCAATTTTTAATAGCCTTTTTTCTTTGGCTTTTTCTTGCCAGTTTGCTGATTGGTAGGTTTACCAATTAACTTCTCAGATATCTTTTTAGCTTTAGAATTGCTTCTTGGAGCTGCAGGCATTAAAATTTCCTTTTTGACTTTTGACTTTTTGCCTTTGAAATATCTCCGTTCATTTGCTTATCAATTAGTTCAATATTAGCATCAGGTATTTTAGTCATTACAGAAGCTGTAGAAGGATACTTCTTAATGTAGCAACCACTTGGTAAACCAGCGTTTCCACCCTTTTTCATTTTTGCCATTATAGGCCTTTCGTAAAAACTGTAGTCTTTAAACTACAAGGTTATTAATGCCCCTATTTACTCCAAGCTAGATTGATCTTGCTCAGGGGGTAACATTCCATTGTCTTCTTGTTGACCTTGTTGTTGTTGTGGTTCTTGTATTTGTTGCTCGGTCATAGCGTTATTTATTAACTCATCATTAACTTGAGTATTAGCTTGTTGTTCTAAATTTTCTTTATCCTTAACAGTTGTATCTTTTAAAACTGCAACTAATGCTATCAACTTTTCTAATTGATTAATATCCATATCCTCAAGTTCTTTCATGGCTTTTACTTTATTCAATTCTGCCATCTCATCGTCTTTGTTAGCCTCAGCAATTCTCTCTATAGCTAATGCTCTATTTTCTTCTACACGCGATCTACGTTCAATACCTAAACTGGTATCAGCGTATGCTCTAGAGTCTGCCAATCTAGCGTTAGAAGCTTGTAATGCCATTTGCGATTGTTGCGCTTGTTGTTCAGCTTGTTGTTTCTGTTGTTGCTCTTTTTTCATTCTATCTATAATAATTTGTTTATTTTGTAATGTTGAAGCTTCAATCAAGTCTTCTGGAGAAATTGGAACTCCTGCTTGTTGAAGTGATACCATTTGTGCAAATTGTTGTTGTCTTTGTGTTGAAGTGTTTAATCCCTCTTCAACTGCAGCATCATATTTCTCAAATTTCTTATTGTAAAACTCTTGGGAGGGTTCTTGTTCTATAATTCTAGCTACTTTTGTAGGAGTGAAGTTATTTTGTATAGTCTTTATAAGTAACTTACCTAAAATTTTCATAGATAAATCAAGATGGTCAAACAAAGTTTGTAAGGTTGTCATACCTGCACCTTGTCTTTGCATAGATAAAACTCCTGCAATATCATCCGTAGCAGAACCAAGTAATTCCTCATTTACACCAGATATTTCTTGTACTTCTCGCGCTAACATTTCGGTTAATTGCATTGCATTAGGTGGTAAGTCTGGTGAAACTATAGGTTCTATATCTGTTAGTAGTGCGTCTGACTTTATCCATTGGACTCTGCCTTCTCCTGTAAAATAAACAGAAGAATCATCAACAAGAGTACCCTCTTTAACTTTATAGCCAGTTGTAGCTCTGCTAGCCAACATACTTAATTCAATTTTACGTCTCATATTATATAAGTATTGTGGATCTCTTAAACTTCTAACAACCGATTGAAACCTATCTGTTACACATTGATTGGCTGGATTAAAATAAGCTACAACTGGAACAAAAGGATATTCATCTGTACCTGTTAAGTTGGGACCATCGTAACAAACTTTACCATCAACAACTATTGCTAGTCTTACAGTTGGAATACTTTGCTCAGAAACTTCTATTTCTGGATTATCTTTAAGTACTTGATTTACTTCTTCTATGTCATCTGTTTGTATAACTTGAGATTGATTTGTTTCCATATTTGTATAAAAACTTTGAGACCTAAAAGATCGATAATAAAACTCATCGTAAGAAAATAAGTTAGCTTTGTTGGAAGCGTAATTTTCTGGCATATAAGAAAACTTAGAGTCTTTAGAACCCATTACGTTTCTACTATATGCTAACCCTTCAAATAGATGTGATTTATTTGGAAATAAAGAAGTTATTTCATCTTTAGTTAAGAAAGTTCTTTTCCATATTCCATTGCAATCAGATAAGTCCATTTTTTTAAAGTAAGGGTCAATCATAAATGAATTAAATGGACAATAGTCTACTTTAACATTTCCAGAAATTGGATCTTCTCTATAATCCATCCAGACTTGAAGTAATGCAAGTGCAGATATATTAGTACAATTAAAAGCGTCTGAAAAAGTTTCTAATAAATTTTCTTGTCTAGCAATCCATGCTATTAATTTAGAAAATTGATCAGCTGTTTCTTGGTCTCCATTTTCTACAGGCACAACTACAATATTTTTTCTATTTCTTCTTTGAGCACCAGAAATCATGTTAATAACTCTACGGATTCTATTAAAACTTAAGTCTTTACCTGCTGAAAAGACATTGTTACCGTATATTTCTTTAAAAACTGACTGGTCTCCAGCCTCAAATCTAGCGTCAATGTTACCAGCTGATTGTAATTGATTATTATCTTCTACAAAAGCATTATAAAATGTTTCCATTCTTAATAAAATGCCCTTATCATCGCCGTTATAGGATTCTAAATCTATGTTTGGAAAAATTGGCATCTTCAATACCTCTACTTTTTTACGTATCTAATATAATAAAATACTACCACATAGATTTTATTAATTTCAAGTTTGTTTATATTCTTTTCATATCAATCTCTTAGTTGTGATGGAAAATTCATATTTGAACCACCTCTGGAATTATGATACAACTGTTTTATATCATCAGAGGTCATTCCTTTTCTTAGTCTCTTAGCTGATATTGCTAAGTACCTAAAAGCGTCAGCTGCATTACTTGACCAATCGTGCCTTGGAGTTTGGTTATAGACCTTATTCTTACCGTCCCATTCTCTATGGTAAAACCCTAAACACTTTATAAGTTGTTTGCATTTAACATTGTCTATATGTGTTCTTGGCAATATTGTTTTAGCCGCTTCAATTCCGTCAGCAATAGAAAGCTTGGGAACTACTTCAAAGTTTAATCCTAATTCTTTTGCCTTATCTAGTCTTGTAACATTTCCAGATATCCATTCTCTATTTTTTATATCATGAGGTGCAAAATGTTTTCCATAGAGATAAGGTTTCTCTTTTATTATCTTTACATAATGTTCTAAACCTTTTGAGTTATTCTCATAAAAATCTATAACATAAATATTATTTCCCAAAACCTGCCACCAGAGTATGCAACTTGTGTCATTTACTCCTATATCCCAAGATGTATGTACAGGTAGGTTAGGTTGATAAGTATACTCTCCAGTTCTTTCTTCAAGGTTCATCTTTATTATATAATCACCATAATAAGAACCAACTTGACCCATCAGGAACGAACAGTTGTGAACAGCTCTACCATGAACTAAGTAACTTTCATCATACTGAACTTTTAAATTATAAACACTTCCAGAAAACTTAATAGTTTCTATTGTTCTTATTTTTGACGCAACACAATTTTTAGCACGTATTAACTTTTGTTTTCCATTTATATTTATATTGCGTGGTCGACATGTTTCTCTAATTTGAACATTATATGACTCTTTACAATTTACTTCTCTACCTTCAATCATACCTTTATGGGCTACTTTAAAGTATATGCCACATGCAAACTTATCATTTATACTATGAGCTAACAATTGAACTTGATAGGCTAAAACCTTGCTTATTGTTGAATATCTAAACCCTTTGTCTTTACTATTAACTAATCTATGGCCGTCGCCCTTCATTAATTCATAAAAGAAAGAACTTTCATAAGAACTAATTAAATTAAAAGGTATTCTTTTCTTATATGATATTACTCCGCAACTAGTTTTAAAGAAATCTGTAAATTGAGTGCTATTTACAACAACATTAGTTTCAGTTTTACATGTATGCTTATTGTATTCGATATTTATATTTTCTAATAAGCTAGTAACCCTTTTAACGTCTTCATCTTTTCCAAGTGAAAACTGTATACCATTATTGAAAGAACTACCTTCTGTTATATACCAAGCTAATAACATACATAAATCATAAGAAATTATAGGAACT